ATGGGCCAGGACGGCCTGCTCACCGTGCAATGGACGGTAGGCGGGCTGGTAGAAAGCCTGTTCGACAACTTCGGCACCGCCCGCATCGATGCCGACATGCTGCGCATGACCGGCAGCTATGAGCGCGACGATATCGACGACGCCTCCTCGGTCGAGGTAGTCATGCGCGGCCGCCACACCGAGATCGATATGGGCGACGCCCAAACCGGCGAAAACACCGAGCACCAGGTCACCAGCACGCTCAGCTACTACAAGCTCACCATCGACGGCACCGAGAAAATCGAGATCGACCTGGTGAACGGCGTGTTCAAGGTCAACGGCGTTGACCGCCTCGCAGGCCGCCGCCAGCGCCTGGGTATTTAACACAGGTATCTAAGCCCGCCCCCTTTTCCCTTAACCCAACACCAGGAACACCCCCATGACCATAGCCAACACTGCCACCACCACCGACCCCATCGAGCTGGATGAACCCATTAAGCGCGGCGAGCAAACCATCAGCGAGATCACCCTACGCAAACCTCAATCGGGCGAGCTGCGCGGTGTCTCGCTTACCGATGTGCTGCAGATGCAAACCGACGCGCTCATCACCCTGATCCCGCGCCTCTCCACCCCATCGCTCACCGCTATTGAAGTCCGCCAAATGGACCCAGCCGACCTGGTGCAATGCGGCGGTGAACTCGTCAATTTTTTGTTACCGAAGCGGGCCAAGGAAAAAGCCGCATAAGCCTACCCACCCACGTAGAAGACGCGATGGCGGATCTCGCCATCGTCTTCCACTGGTCACCGGAAGACTGCGCCAATTTCAGCCTTCAGGAACTCATGGAGTGGCGCGAAAGAGCGCGCAAGCGCAACACACCCATAGACGCCGGAGGCAAACGTGGCACGTAGCTTAAAACTGGAAGTGTTGCTCAGCGCGGTGGATAAGGTCACCGCGCCGCTAAAAAAGATCACCACCGGTACCGGAAAAACCGCTGATGCCCTGAGAGCCAGCCGCGATGAACTAAAGCGGTTGCAAAAGGCACAGAAAGACCTGGATAGCTTCACCCAGTTAAAGCGCTCAAGCGAAGCCTCTTCCCAGGCACTGGAAGACCAGCAACGCCAGGTACGTGAGCTCACCCAACAAATAAAAACCACTGAAGGCCCCACAAGGCGGCTCACCCAGCAGCGGGAAGCCGCCATCCGCCAAGCACGCAAACTCAAAAGCCAGTACCAGGATGAACAGCGCGAGCTGCAAACATTGCGCCATCGCGTACGCAGTGTGGATGGCGTCACCGGCACCTACAGTGAACAACAGCGCGAGCTGGCTAACCGAATCCAACAAGCCAACAACCGTCTGGAAGATCAAAAACAAGGTCTACGCGACATAGAACGTCGTCAGCAGCGCGCCACCGAAGCTGCCAAGCGCTACCAACGAGCGCTGTCACGCGGGCAGAACATCGCCGGGCGTGGTGCGGTGGGAGCCGCCGCTGGTGGCGGCGCCACGCTGGCCATGGGCCATCAAGCACTCATTAACCAGTCCAGCGGAGCGCGGCTTGCCGCCCAACAGGGCGAAGGCGCAGAAGAGGCCGACCGCTACCGAGAAGTGATCACCCACGTTTACACCACGGGTCGTGGCCAAGGGTTAGAGCAAGTCACTGAAGCCGTGGCCGCGCTGAGTGCCCAATTTGGCTCACTGGGGGAAACCTCCAATGAACAATTACAAACCATCACCCGCCAAGCACTCACGCTCTCTGACGCGTTTGGGTTAAATATCGCAGAGTCGGTGCAAACAGCGGGCATCATGGTACGAAACGGCCTGGCCGCCAATGCCAGTGACGCTTTCGACCTGATGACAAGAGGCATGCAGGAAGTATCGGCCAGCATGCGGCATGAACTGCCCGAGATCCTTCATGAATACGGTACCAACTTCAGAGCACTCGGCTTCGACGGTAAAGAGTCGCTCAACATGCTGGTGGCCGCCGCCGAGCAGGGCCGCTTCGCGCTTGATAAAACCGGCGATGCACTGAAAGAATTCACGATACGCGGCTCCGATATGAGCACCGCCAGCGTTGACGCCTATGAGGCCATAGGCCTGAACGCCCAGGCCATGGCCGATGCCATCGCGGGGGGCGGTGATCGCGCAGGCGCCGCCTTAACCACCACGGCTCAGAAACTACTGGAAATTGAAAACCCAGCGGCACGTGCCAATGCGGCGATTGCCCTATTTGGTACGCCCATCGAAGATTTATCCGTGGACCAGATACCCGCCTTTCTGCGTGGCCTCACCCAAACCGATGACCGAATCAGAAACGTCACCGGGGCAACGCGTGAAATGGGCGATACGCTGGATAACAACGCTGGAGACGCGCTTAAACGGGTGCAACGGGCGCTAGGCAGCTCGTTTATGGGTGTGCTGGATGAGGTTGACGACACCATCATTCGTGTTAGTAATCGTGTCACCACTTGGATGCGCCAAAACCCCGAGCTCACCAGTACCTTAACCAAGGTGGCCATGGCCCTGGGCGTCCTCACGGCCATTGGCGGCACCGCATTGGTCGTATTAGGTTCTCTGCTTGGCCCGTTAGCGATGATACGCATGGGCGCCACGCTATTAGGCCCCACGCTTTTAAGCGCAAGTAAGGCCATGATGTGGTTAGGGGGCGCCGTTAAAGGGCTGGGGGCGCTGCTACTTGCCAACCCCATTGGTATCGCCATTGTGGCTGCAGTCGCTGTCATTGCAGGTGCGGCTTATCTCATCTATCGCCATTGGGAGCCAATCAAAACCTTCTTCATCAACCTCTGGAACCAACTGACAGCGGCCTTTGGCGATGGCATTGGAGGCGTCGCCAAACTCCTCTACAACTGGACGCCTTACGGGCTGATTTATCGAGCATTTACCAATACCCTCGAACGGCTAGGGGTGGACATACCTGCCAACTTTAGAGACTTGGGTAGTGCCGTTGTTGACGGTTTAATCGGCGGCCTTACCAGTAAATTCAATGAACTCCGCGAACGCATCACAGGCATGGCAGGCAACGTGCGCAGCTGGTTTGCCGACGTGCTGGATATCAACAGCCCCTCTCGCGTGTTCACCCAGCTAGGCGGCTACACGGTGGACGGCCTAAACCAAGGGCTGGATGCCCAGCGGGACGAACCCGCTAGGCGCATTCAAGAGATCGCCCGCCGCGTAAGCCGCGCCGGAGCTGGGCTGGCACTCGGGGCGGCCACCCTGCCCGCCGTAGCGATGCCCCACATCGAGCAGCAAGCGCCCATCCAGTTCGATACCCGGCCGCCGCTCACCGCTGCCAGCACCCAGGCCAGCGGTTTTACGATGGGCGATATCAACATCAACGTCACACCCGCCCCCGGCATGAACGAACAGCAGCTCGCCCAGTACGTGGCACAGGAAGTGCAGCGCGCCCTACAAAACGCCCAGCGCGACGCCCAGGCGCGGCAGCGTTCGTCACTGCGCGACCTCGACTAACTGGAGAACTGATCATGTTAATGGCGTTAGGCATGTTCGTATTTGAAACCCGTAGCGTGCCCTACCAGGAATTAAAGCGCATCACCGAGTGGCGGCACCCCAGCCAATCCCGCGTGGGGCAGCGGCCCGCTTACCAGTTTGCAGGCCCAGGCGCGGACACCATCACCCTAAGCGGCACCCTGCTACCCACCTTCACCGGCGGCCGCTTTAGCCTGGATGAGATCCGCGATATGGCCGATCAGGGCAACGCCTGGCCGCTGGTTGAAGGTACCGGCCGCCAGTACGGCTTATGGGTGGTCACCCGGGTGGAAGAAACCAGCACGCACTTTTTCCGCGACGGCGCGGCGGAGAAAATCGAGTTCAACCTCACGCTGGAACACGTCGATGATGAGCGCACCGACCTGATCGGCCGCTTGGCGCTGCCCGCCGTGGCGCGTTTGGCCGGGGGCTTCGTATGAACGCTTACCCCAAGCCCAGCTATCGCATCACCCTGGATGGCACCGACATCACCCCGCGCATCAACGGCCGCCTAATCAGCCTCTCGCTACGCGAGCAGCGCGGGCTGGAAGCCGACCAGCTGGATATCACTCTGGCCGACCACGACGGCCAGCTCGCCATTCCCCCACGCGGGGCAGAGCTGCAGGTGGCGTTTGGCTGGCAGAAGGAAGGGCTGGTGGATAAGGGCCGCTTTACGGTGGATGAAGTGCAGCACACCGGCACGCCGGACCAGCTCACCGTTCGCGCCCGCTCGGCGGATATGCGCGGCCAACTGCCCGGCAAGCGCACCCAGGGCTGGCACGATGTCACGTTGGGCGAGATCGTCACCACCATCGCCGGCCGCAACCGCCTGGAGCCAGTGGTGGCCGCCGCGCTCAACGGCATCCGCATTGGCCATATCGACCAAACCGACGAATCCGACCTGAATTTTCTCACCCGCCTGGGCGAACGGTACGATGCCATTGCCGCCATCAAAGCCGGGCGTATGCTGTTCACCGTGGCAGGCCAAGGGCTAACGGCCAGCGGCCGCGCCATGCCCGCTGTTACGCTCACCCGCCGCGACGGCGACCAGCACCGCTACAGCGTGACCGACCGCGACGCCTACAGCGGCGTAAAAGCCTACTGGAACGACACGCGGGGCGCAGAGCGCCAAACCGTACTGGCAGGAACGGAAGAGAACGCCAAACAGCTACGCCCCACCTACGCCACCGAAGACGACGCCCTGGCCGCCGCCCGCGCCGAATGGCAGCGCATCCAACGCGGCCTGGCAGAGTTTGAGCTAACGCTGGCACTAGGCCGCGCCGATCTGCTGCCCGAAACCCCGCTCACGCTAGCGGGCTTCAAGCCTCAGATCGACGCCACGGCCTGGCTGGTGAGCGAGGTCACGCACTCGCTGAATGATGGGGGGGTTGGGGACGGTGGTTAGGTGTGAGGTGAAGGGTTAAGCAGGCCATTTCCATGGCATAATGCCCGCTGCGTTTTCAGGAGGTGTCATGGGCATTATTTTTGGTAATCGAGAATTTATTGATGATACGACCCTTCCAGGCGCACAAGTTCAGCATTTCTCACTGGCGGGGACTCACTACGGCGCGTTATTCATTCCACGTCCAGCCTGGGACGACAACACCGCTCTGAAAGTGACCCAAGAGCTTGGCGTTCTCATCCCAGAAGATGCCTACGAAATCAAATTTGATACGCTGGATAGCCTACTGGATGACAACCCAGCCCATGGTTACCGCACACGGTATCAGTTAGGTTTGGCTCCATACTCCTTAATGGAGTTGAACCTGCTCGGCTCTGGCTTGCTGGAGTCCATTAGCCTGTTTGATCAAGATATGAATGGCTCGGGCTATTATGGCTGCGCCGTTGATGACAATACTCAGCTGTGCCACTATTACAGAAGGCTTTACCGCCGCTATGGAGCTTATTTCCTAGCTAACGGTCTAACGCCCTATACCTCTCAGAGAGGAACATGCTATGCATTTATACGCGAATGACCACATCACACAGCAGCAGCGCAAGGCGGCCACCATTGAGGCTGCACGTAACCGCTATCTTGCCGCAAAACGGCAAGGCAATGTCAAAGTCAGCCTGAGCGCTGAGGAAGCGCAGAAACGCGCTCAGAAGTCCGTTTTTCGCCTGTCCTAATTTTCAGCTTCAAAGCAAAACCCCCGCCCACTCCACATGGTCGGGGTTTTTTATTGCCTCAATCTTCTGGCGAAGCGGTACGGTAATCCCCCCATGGTTAGGACACTGAAGCCCGGTTAATTTTCTCATCTCATACAAAACCCATGTAACAATCGTCTCTTTACCCCTTTAAACATGGGCATGCTCTTGACACAAGTCACCCTTCTTTTTCAAAAGCTTATTTTCTTTATCCAGAGATACTGCGACATTCCCCTTAAGTGCTTCTGGGTATTTCTTATATCCTGTAGAAAGAATTACCTGAAAATCTCCCAGTGAATCCAACTCTTCTAACTGTTCAATAGAACGTCTAAGATTTTCAGCATCAATACCACCTGTTTCAGGAGTATCTATAAGCAGCAACTTTGGAAACAGAACCCCCTTCTCTTCCAAAGACATACGCAACATCGTAAGAAAATACATCAACCTTTTTGGAACAGAAGAACTAGCTTCCCTATATTCTCTATTATTAATTATAGGCATATAGTCTTCAGAAGAGATTCGAGCACTGCGGCATCCTGCTAGCGCCTTCACCATAAAACTATTATACTTGCTACTAAATTTCTTCACTACACTAGCAATATGCTCTTCAGCCTGAGCCTCTAAACTCTTGACTGCCCTACCCTTTTCTTCAAAATCTTCTCGCTTTTTATCAAAATCTCGCTGATACTCAGCGAGTTTTATTTCTTCTGCGATTTGTCTATCCGAATCATATATATCAGACTTAAGAGCAAGAATTTTGTCATCTATAACATTTAACGTATCGACATCAGAAACATCAAAAACTCTTACCGCACTCTCCTCAATTTTCTTCTTATGTGATTGAGAAAGCTTACGTTTAATTGCTAAACTTTCCTGAATTTCATTTTCACGATCACTAATTTCTTCTATCGCATAATTAACCGTCTCAACTGTCTTTAACTTCGACTTAAGCAACCTACTATATTCTTCACTAGAATAAAAAAATCTCTCATATTGAGCTTCATCAATATCGCTTCCGCATATACATTTATCTTTGGCCCTATCTACCTTGCCCAAACAAAAGGGGCAGGTATCAGCTGAGAACAAATTCAATTGCTGATGTGTATAAATAATTTTAGCTATTCGCTCAGCATCACGTTCGACTTCTTTTTTCAAACCTACTAAAGCAGCTTTTTCTTTATATACTGAATACAGATTTGACTTCAACTCACTAATTTCAACTTCATTCCTGGCAAACTCCTCCTGAATCTCTTCCATATCCTCTAAAGGAATATTAGGGTCGTTTCTTTTCTCTTTGAGCCTTTGGCGCACAGCCAGTAACCTTACTAGCTGTTGTTCTTGCTCTCTCTTGTGCTCTTTTAGGTATGCAAGATTCCTAACCTCTTCGTCACCAGAAATATGATGCAAAGCATCAGAGAACTGCTGAAGCCTATTTTGTGCCTCATTTTTAATCTTTTCTGCAACTTTACACTCATTGACTGCGTGATAATAAGATGCAAAAGATTTTCCCATCCAAAGCTCAAATATGGCCTTTCTTACAAGCTCAGAATCAGAAACGAAGCCTGAGCTATCAGGCTCTTTATATATTTTATTTGGATCAAGGGCTTGATTATGGTACACCAGCCTAAGCTGGTCTACTATATTTACTTTAAACTTCTTATACCCAAGATAAAGTTCAATAACATCAACACCCAATTTCTTTAATAACCAGTCTGAATATATTACCTTTTCTTCAGAAGCTCTATAAACCGGAAGGGAAATAGTCTCTTTATATTTACAGATATACTCACCCTTCTCTCCTATCTCGTAAGGCAGAATTGTCACATCATTACTACTAATAAAACGAGTTACCAAAAAACTTTCATCGCCTATTCTCAAATCCAACTCTACATAATTATTTTTATCGCTAACCACCTCCATATGACGATCACTACCGCCTTGCTTGAATTTTTTTACATTGCCCCCTAACCCATGGTATATAAAATCAAAGAAGGTAGTCTTACCCGTACCATTCACTCCCTCAATTACTGAGATACGGTCACTCAACCTAGGGGAAGTGAAAAAATATTTATCTCCCTCATACTTAACTTTATTTATCCTTAAAAGGCCCATCTTCCCACCCCTGTATCATCATACATAGAACTAAGCAAACTATTTAAGCGAAGAACAGAAACTCTTTTAAAAATTTTCTTCATTTTAATGCAATTCGCATACTCTTTATAAAAACGTTTTTTATCCAACTTATTTTTGGAAAAAACACTTGCCTGAAGCGATACATCCAGAACTTCGCCCTCAGCATTCTTTCTCAACTTCAAATAGCCGCGCTTTTCTAAAGCCATGAGCAACTTTGTGAGTTCACCTTGCTGAGATACACCAGCAAAATAGATATCTCTCAGCAAATTTTTATCCTCTATATTTTGAACCCCATTTCCTTTAGCTCTTTCGAATACACCCAGCACAGTTTCATCCGAAAGCATTGGTATGATGAAGGCAATTTTCCTATGATCTTTGAAAAATTTTTCACCTTTACTCCCCAGGCAGTCCAACAAAACAAAAATCATATAAGAAAAATAATAAAAATCCTCTTCCGATATAAACATTATACGCTTCTTCTCGGAACTCACTTCATCTTGCACAATCACACCTATTCATCGAAAGCCAAAAAACATTCATCAAAAAGCTGCAGTATTGCACCCTCAACTACAGGGTCACTGCTAACCTTGTACGAATACTCGCTTTTCAGTGAGTCCAAATCATTCATACACTTTTCATGCATTGCATCTAAGTGATGAAAAAGCGCCTTTTTATCTATGACACTGGGAATATCTTCTCTGACCATATAGTCTAGAGAAGCATCGTAAACCCTATACTTCATAGAGCGGTAGCTTTTGGCAAACTTACCTTCTTCAAGCTTAGCCGTAGCTGCCTTAAAAGAAAGAGATTTAATCACTTTTGGGGGACAATCCGCGAAGACAGCCAATACTTTTTCTTGAAGATTCCTCTCGTCTCCTGAACTTTCTAACTCATCCCACCGCTCCCAAGCTGGATCAAGTGACAAATCGCTAGGCTCGCCTGCTGCTTGCAAAAAAACCAGTTCTATATCTGACTTATAGAGAAATCTATCATTAAGATTTGGAAGACCCTGCTTTTCATCCATCATATCACTGAGCAAGGCAAGAACGGCCCTTTCTTTGCCCTCCAACCTATAATCAAAAGCTTTTGAAGCTCTAATCTTAGATATCACCTCTAACTGCTCTGCATGCTGATCACCATTGCCAAAGCTCCAACTAATTTTTCTCAAAAAATTTAAAAATTCTCCTTCTTGCATCTTCTTGAGCTCATCCAACTTCCCTTTGTTTGTCTTGTGAGCATACTGACTTTCATATTCTTTTTCGAGAACAAATCTTATTGCAGAGATTAGATTCGGCTCATCGAATTTTCTCTCTATCAAAAGCTCTAGTATTGGTCGATCAGGAAGCTGGATTTCAGACTCAGAAATAGCCTGCGTTTTTCTTTCCTTCGCTATTTTGTTAGTGGAGTGAAACGCCAAACTTAGTGTCTCACTAGCTTCCCATTTGGATAAGTATATATCAAAAAAACTCACTAAAGAGTTTTTCACCTCATGACTATTTAGTGAAAAGCCAGTCTCTGCGTCATAATTCTTATCTTCCTCAAAATACTCTTCAGAGCAATCTCTATCGGCATATGCCAAATATACATCTTCCGTATATTCAACGGCTGAGTAAAAAGTGGTGGCTTGGCCAAGGTTATATAAATCCAGCATCAGGTTAATCGCCCGAAGTTTCTGTAAGCGAAAGCCCTTAGTAGCGTCTGAAGCACCTCTATCGATTGTTTCAGCCATATATATCAACTCAACCTTTTATCATTATAATTTCAAGCCATTTATTAACTCACTCGCTGCCGATGGCGAATTAATCGAATAGTATCTAAAGTACTTTGAGCCTCCTGAATCACGACTTTTTCAAGTTTTCTTATGCGGAAAGACCACCCCGCCAATGGAAACATCACAACTGCAACTGAAAGCGGAACAACCATTCCCCAATCAGAAGGAATTGCTGAAACAAGCCTCCATAGATGACCGGAAAGCAAGGCAAAAACAATCATCAAAATAAAAAACACTAATAGAACATTGGGTATATTCACAAAAGAGCGTACTAATGCATTGAACCGTTGCTGCTTCGCATAACCCTCCTTAGAGCGCATTTCCTGTTCTGTCAAAGGGCGGGGCTGGCTATTTTCCTGAGGTACGGAATTAATAGTTATATGATGCCCAAATGTAATATTTCCATGGTTATCCCCACCGATAGTGATACTGACTGTTCGCTCTTCGCCATCACTTGGAAGATCTTTAAGTGCATCTTTAAACTTACCTATCGCTTTTTCCAGCCCTTGATCCATTCTATCATTCCCCATATTTCCATCCTTTTTTTGGTTTTTTTTAACGATTTATCACTAACTTCAGTGTCCGGGCCAGTTTCTCATCATCCTCGACGCCCTCTTCATGCTGAAAATAATTGTAAATATCAGCTGCGATCTCAACCAACTGAGACGTTGGCATACGCTTACCCGCCTCTTTTGTGATGGCGTCTAGGCGCTTCGCGATTCTCACCAACTGATCCACATCAATTAAGCCTTGATCGCTCAAGGGCATGCCAAGTGGTTGCGCTTCTGGTGTACCAAAGCGCAGGCCTTTCAAAACGTAAAAGATATCGATGCCTTCTTCAGACACTGCCGACAGGTAAGCAGAATCAGGGCGGCTTGAGCCTTTTTCGTACTTAATCTGAGTCGTTTTTCCGACACCACCGATCTGGGCCAAAGCCGTTTGGCTTAACCCAATTCGTTCGCGTTCTTCCTTAAGGCGCTCTCCGATGTTCATTTTTATGAACCATCTCCGTTGACAGGTTCATTTATATGAACCATTCTATTCATGTCTTTCACTTCGATACACATAGCAAAGGGAGCCACTGCCATGGCCACACCTGCTGAAAAAGCTGTGCTAAACGGCTCAACAGAACTCTGCAAATCCTGTGGGCGGCTTGTCCTGCATGATGTAAGCCCCGCATTCATGACACGCCATGTAGACAACCGCAGAGCCCCGTTTTTCACTCGGTTGGAGTATGGAAAGCTTGCGCTTCTGGAAGCAGTTTGCGCAAAACTCCATGCCCTGCTCAACGTCCGCTTCGAATTCCTGTCCGGGACGAACATGGATTACCCAAGCCCCGCTCGGTTTCTGCTTACGCGTGTAGTGCTTCCGCTCAACATCAAAGTGCTCGTAATCAGCAATCGTTTGCTTAAGCGCAGCATTCTCTTGAGAGAGCGCCGTTTCTCGTTGTTGCACCTCTATCAGTTCTCGTTCCAGCTCCCTAAGCCGTTTCGCGCCTTCACCGCCCTCGTCAATGTATTCCCAAAGGCCATGGGTACGTCGAAGAAGGTCACCAATGCTCACCGACATAAACGCTAACTCCCTGTAGTCACAACAAAGGAAACCACTGCCATGGTCACCATCATTGCCACGATCATCTTGCCGCCTTCCCCCACCGTGCTGTTTCGCGGGGTGGAAGTGAATCTGGAACGCTGTTCGCCACGTACCCGCCGCGCCATTCAAACAGCGCTGCGCCAGGGCACGGATAAGCCCAACCCGCTGGCCGATCTCGAAGCGCTGGAAGAGCGCACCACCGCCCAGGCGGTGAGCCAGCTCGCTGCCACGATGCTGGCCCAAAACGCGCCGTTCGAGCAGGTGGAAGACGCCCTGTGCGAACTGCGCACCCACATGGATGAGCACTTCCTGCAGCGCAAGCTGGTGCGTTTGTACGAGCGCTAAACCGCTGCGGCCAAAGTTATTCACTCTGATACGGAAGCCTACCCCATGACCTCGCCCAACGCTATTGCCCCAAAGCCAATTTATGCCCCCAAAGGCTGTACCAGCACAGTTTTGACGCGCATGACCGAAGACGAACGCGCTGACCTGGAGCGCATCGCCGAGCTGGAAATGCGTTCGCTCTCGGCCACGGCGCGAATGTTGATGCTGCGCGGTATCGCCGAGTACGACCAAGACACGCTGAATGCCGAATGACCCTGCCTGCATAAGGATGTTTGCCATGTACCAGGACCCCAAACGTGTGCGCACCCGCTACGCCGCTCTCAATTTGGATCAGTACGAGGCCCGACTGATCGATGCGCTGGTGGATTACACCGGCATCGATCGGGCATCGCTGCTGCGCCAACTGGTGCTGAAAGAAGCCC